TTTGTAGTCACCTGATGTACTTTCTGTACCACCGCTGGCCGCATAGTAAGTAACTGCGGATTTGCCATACCCATCAGACATATCAATAGCACCAGAGGAAACATCAAATAAAGTACGCACATTCGAACCACCCATGTTAATAGTAGCTGTAGCTGTTAAATCAAGTTCTACGTTTACTTGCTGTAGGGATATTGGATTTCCTGCTGATGGTAATGCCATGTTTTATCTCGCTTTTAATTCTTCAATCTCAGCTTTTAATTCTTTAACTGCTTCAATTAAGTAACCAGTGATATTGCCGTAATTTACACTTAGTGTACCCATTTCATCATCTGCGGTGAGTACAAGTTCTGGTGCTATCTTCTGTAATTCTTGAGCGATGACACCTGATGAATCTTTGCCTGTTTCGTCACGAACATAGTGTACGCCTCTCATCTCGCTTACTTTAGATAGGGCATCAGGTATCGTAGTTATGTTAGATTTTAGACGCTCGTCAGAAAACGCAGTCACATCGTTGTTGAATGTTGCCGCGCCCGCCGCAGACATATCGATGGTCAAAGCGGTAATACCTGAGCCACCATCAGTACCTTTGAAGACTAAATCACCGTCTGAAATTGCTGAATGAATTTCAAAATTGTTACCTGATTTTTGAAATATGCCAAATCTTGTTCCACCGTCTTTAAGACTTACGGTTCCTGAATCATCAGCATCAAGAACAATACCACCAGCCGCATCAAGCACCATATCACCAGAAGATAGCGCAATCGTAGTGCCGTCTATGTTGAAGTTGTCTATGTCGATGCCAGCGTCTGCGGTAATCTTACCTGCGGATACAATAGTTCCTGAGTTAGTAAAGTTACCAACCACATCAATTAAAGTGGCAGTAAGCTCAATTTCATCTGTTGCCGCAATATCAAGCACTGTAGCACTAGCACCTTGTATGAATTGGCTTGCATCATTAAAACATAATTTATTAGTACTATTAAGAGTTAATCCTGTTCCATCTGTGTGTGTTAAGGTAGTGTCTGTATCTGCACCAAAACCAAGAACCGCTGAGTCTGAATTTAAAGTAAGATCGTCACCAACCAACATGTCTCCAGCGTTTGTAAGAGCCGCAGTTTTAGTTGTACCCGCTAGATTAAGATCTGTTAAAACATCGTAGACCACGGCACCAGAGCCACCGCCATCCGTTGCAATCATCTTTGTTTCACCCGCTAGGATCGCAACATTAGCACCACTTCCTTGTGTGAAAGTTAAAGTATAACTTGTAGCGTTTTCCATAATCCAAACTTTAGAAGATGTATTTGGCAAAAGTGTTACTGTACATGCCTGTCCTCCTCCAGTAAGTTTAAGAGCCATGCTTCGATCTGCGTCTGATGCACCATCAGCTATGGTTATGTTATCTGTCGAGGCGTTAGCAATCGCTCTTGTCCCCCAACCGAAAGCTTGCCCAATTAATTCTAAGTTGGTGTTTGTCGTTGTACCCCATGTTCCCGATTGATCGCCTGTCGCCATCTCGTTGAGTCTGAGGTTATTTACATATGTACTTGCCATTTTATGTTCCTTATGCCGCTATTTCAGTCCAATCAGGTGTTGTTGAGGAGGGGACTATTTTACCCCATACGTTTTCTTCGCCAATGAACCCCGTAGCACTAACTCCTGTTGAGCTTATCACACAAGACCCTTGTATGGCAATAGTTCCTAGTGCAGAAGTTCCAGAAACTCCTGTAGGGGATATTATTGAGGTGTGGTCTGTCGTTACTGTTCCAAGAGCCGAAGTCATAGCAGGGGCATTTGTAATGGGAGCACCTGTAGTAGGTAGTATGTTAAACACGAAAGGTGTATTCGCTGTTCCACCCATGCCACTATGGTTTGTACAATAGTAATATAAAGTTGGAGCAAACTCTGGTACAGTTATCTCTGTATACGCACCCGCTTGACCGGGAGTTCCATTCACCGTTACTCCAGTGGTATACTCCGATCCTCCACCGTGTGATCCATTGGACGTAGTAGAAAATCTAAGAGGATGACCTGAATTAGAAGAATCCGACTGATCAAACCTATAAGTGTTTCGCTCAAACAACTCTTGTGTTTGTTGCTGTACGCCATCAATAAAGTATTTATTCGCTGAACTTACCGATTGAACAGTCACTGTTTTTGTAATCGTTGTAGCAGAATAGCCACTAATACTGACTGTCGAAGAAACTCCTGAAGGTGTTACAAGTGCTGTACCTACAACGGACTCGTCCCCTAGTCCTATTGAACCAACCATTCCCGTTTCAGTAACTATTGCACCAGCACCAGCAAGAGCAGTACCCACCGCAGTAGTTCCTACTACGCCTGTCTCTATCACTAGCCCTGTTCCAACAACTGTTGCTGTGCCTACCGCACCAGTGCCTACTTGACCCGTTACTAACCCACCTCCAATAGGCAGCCCTTGTGCAACTATGCCACCCCAAAGACCAGAGCCAAAACCATCTTGACCCCAACCACCAAAAGGCATGGATCCTTCAACACCTGTTACTACGGCTGTTATAGGTATTTTAGCTAGAACGGAACCCACCGCAGAAGTCGCGGCAAGACCTGTTACTTCAATAACAAAAACAGAGGAAGCGGCTACTGTTCCCAGTGCCGAAGTTGCGGCAACACCTGTTGGGGAAACGGCAACATCAAGTTGACCGCCCCAACGATTATTACCCCAAGTGCTTTCACCCCAACCTATATTAGCCAAAGGATTACTCCTTTAAGCGATACGAATTATAGCGTTAGAAGCATCTGCCGTTGGAAACTGAACAGTAAATGTACCTGATGTAGATGTCTTGTTAGATCCAAAGTCAAGAACAGCTACTGCTTTATTGCCGTTAGTGTCATTGTATATCAAAGCACCTCTTGCAGTAATGGTTGCAGTTGTAAAACTTCGATCCGCAAAGTCAGTGAACGCCGTTGTTCCAGAGGAGGTTGGTGCAACTTTAGTTAAAGCTAATCCTCCAGTGACATACGTTCCACTTGAAGCTACTTCTCCAGTTGTTACATACACCGTAGATGCGGCTCCTAATGTTGCAGTTGTACTGGACTTACCGCCACTGCCAATAGCATATAATGCTAATTTAAAAGCGTTTCCGTTAGTAGCAAAGTTATGTGTAGCTGTCATCAATTCTTTTTTAAACGATGTACACATTGCTTGTGTAATTGCCATTTTATATTCTCCTTATAGTATCGGCTAAATCGGGGTGACCAGCCTCTCGTAATTTATGACATATAGTAGCACGTTCTTCACGTCTAGCCAACTCTATATGATAATGCACGACATTTCGTACATTATCAGAGAAAGCTTGCGCTTGTTGCCTGATTGGTTCAGGTGCAGTCTCTGATACAGAAACTATTTTATCAACAGCCATTTCAGAAATCTGGTCGTTACTTAGTCCCCCATTGTCTGACGAAACTATTTTAATTAGTCCCGTCTCCATTCCTCCATTTACACTAAACATTTTTATATTCTCTCCCATTTACATACTGTAGATCATGTCTTCCAAACACCACAGGATCTTGATCCACTGGTTCAGGTGGTTCCATCTTAGATTGTTTAGTTATTAACAAACCACCATTTTCATGTGTTTGAACCAAAGGATCTTTTAATCTATGATAGCCATACAGTTTTTCATTATCAGGGACATTTGTGTCCAAAAGACCTGAATTATGTGCAACCTCTATCTTTATCCCTCTTGATGTTGCTATGGCACACCAAAACTCAGTACAAGCTCGACCAGCTTCTGCCATATTAACGTGCCTATAAGTGTAATCTAATCCGTACAAACAAAGTTCTTTTGCACCATAGTATATTGCATACGCTATTGCATACGGCACAGTATTATTAAAATAACAAATGTTTAATTCTTTAATTACTTCTTCAAGCGGATAAGGTTCTAGATGTTTAACTCTATTGTCCATTTCACAAGTAAGTATGGGCTTAGTGTTTTTTTCTAAAAACTCTCTAGCAATACCTGTTTGTGATCCTGCGTTCTCTGAGTCCAAGAACCTTGAAACTGGATCCATCATAATAGTCTTGTCTACATGGATAATACCACCAACGCAGTTTATTCCCCATACTTCATCAAACTTTTCTGAACGTATCCGTGCAGCTATATAATCGGAATAGCTCCCACCTAACCCAACAATAGCTATTTTCATGATCTGCGTCTTTCTGGTAATCCTCTTCGATAAGCGTCTGAGTTCTCTCTAGCTTCAGCATAGTCTTTTAATCTAGCTAGTGACTCTTGATATCGTATCTCATACATTTGTGCCAAATCTTGTTCCCCCTTCATGTACAAATTAGCCTCAACCAAACTACCAAACAACATAGCATTCGGAGCGTTCTCACTTAACCAGGTGGTTCCATTGTCACCAAGGGCGGTTAAACTTTGAGGTCTATAAAAATAATGTAGCTCCATTTTATATGTATCATCAGGTACTGGTGCAAGAATAAAATTATCCTGATCAAAGTACGCATAGTACAAAGGTCTTCCGACCTGTAAGAGAGATGTTGTCGTATCTTGAGGAGCGGGAGTGTATGTCTGAATAAAGTTCACATCTTTTTGTAACAAAAATGTTCTAGCGTTAATTCCAGTAACAGCTTCTGCTCCATTGTATTGAGCAGACAGGCTAAAAGAAGCGAGGTAATCAGAGGGTACAGCAAGAAATTGACTGTTAGCATAAACAGTACCATCTACGTTTTTTCTAAATGTTTCTAAGTCAACTGATTTTAAAATCCGTTCTTCTACTGTTTTAATAAAAGTAGGAAGGTTAGCAACGAATGTTGTTTCCGTATTATCCGCATATTGTTGTATTGCTGTTTTTAATTCTGCATATGTAAAACTCATGTTGTTACCACCGTTACAGTTCCTATCTCTCCCGTTGCAGGAAGATCATTAGGAGTTAACCCATTATTGTTATACATTCCTACAGGATTCCAACCCCATTGTATAACTCTTTCTTCGGTCAAATTTGTTTGAGGCCTAGGATCTCGTAATGCTTGAGGGTCTGGAGAAACAGGAGGAGGACTTAACTGAGGTTGTTTTTCTTCCCATTCATCAGGTCCAACTTTTGACCCATTCCATTCTGTCCTCATTGTATGCAGACGATATCTCCATCCAGATCTATCTGATATCCCCCAAGCTTTTTTACCACTTGCATATGCCATCAACTAACCCTCAAGTAACTACCACTTGGTCTTAGAGGAAGATCTAAGAAGTCTTGATCCATATCAGAGGCTCTTGCGAACTCTTCTTCATACACTGCTTTTAATATTTGCAATCTATCGGGAGCTCTTTTCATAGCCATATAGTATGCAAGTCCCGCAACCATACAAGGATAGAACCGCAAAGGAGCCTCTACATTATTGTAAAGATAATCTGCGTCTTCCATTTGTTGAATGTAATAATATGTAAGAGTGTCTGTTGAGTTTTCTGGTGTAGCCCAAACATTTAAAACTGGTGATATTGAACGAGCAAAATAGTACTGACTAGGTCTTCCCTGGGTGGTTTTATCAGGAATAGTGGCATAATTATCTCGACTAATTCTATCCATCTCATAATCTGTTCCATCCCGGTTCAGGACTACTTGTAGAATATCAACAGTGTGTTTGCTCAAAGTGTATGCCGAAGTACCTTGTGTTAGTGCTTGAGTAGTAGATCGTACCGTCCAAAGATTAACCCCTCTGTTTGACCAATCAGCAAACATCAAGTTAAGAGATCTTCTAGCTGTCTCTGCGTCATAACCAGTTCTAACTTCTAGACCACACCGCTCATACGCTTCTTCAATAATCTCCGCAATACTGAGATCGAAGTTTCTAGTCCCTGACGTAGCCATAAGTTACCCTCTCTATAGAAAGATTTTTCATAATCATCGCTAACATATTGTGATTAGCATCTAGTTTAACATTCATTACTTCTGTGTTCTTATCTACATTTATTAGTGTGCGCGTCACCCAAGTAGACCATGCTCCTGAAACACCTAAGACAGTTGTGATACCAGCCGCAATAAAAAGTAGTTTTATTTGAGCACCCATCAGCATCTCCATCTTTTTCGAGCTTGCCGAAGCCGACTATTAGGATCTTTAGCCGCCTTCGGAAACTTTTTCATTTGACCCGCAGATCTAGCGCAATATGACTTACGTCTCTTCGCATCCTTACTACCCTTTTTAACTTTGCCTGTGACCGCAGTCTTTAATTTAGAACCAGGGTTTTTTCTCCTGTATGCTTTCACGCCTTTCTCAGTCATCCCCGCACCACTTTTAGTTGGTCGAAAATTCTTTTTATTTCTTTTAGGCATATTATCAGCCATAGGAACCTCTATGCGTAGAAGATCGTTGCAGAAGTTGAATGAACAGAACTATATGTTATATACGCTCCATCTGTAAACAACATCCCGTTATCTGGAATATCTGGATACTCTGCGCCTACACCCGCAGGAGTTTGATACTGTAAAAGAGCCGTTCCTGTTATTGATGTATTTCTAAAAGAAATTGTTCCACCTGTTGCAGTGCTTACCAAATAGATACCTTTTAATCGGCATCTTCCATCAAAGATAATAGCTTTGACCGCTGTTCCTGAACCAGCCTCAACATTACCCGCAGGATCACCTACTGCTGCAATTTGAGTGACTGTTGCAAAAGTGCTTGATCCTGTTGCTGTATCCGCGTTTGCTCCTGTAATACTTTCTGTTTGAGCCGCGCCGTCTACATCCGTTCCAGTAACGGTAAAGGATATTCCACTATCGTTACCCGCAGAAGTAATCGTCACATTCCTTGGGCTATCGAAAGTAACGGCACCACCACTGGCTAAAGCTCCGCCTATAACCAAATTAGCGTTGTTTCCAACCGCTGCACTTGCTGAAATTCCATTTGGATCCGCCGCCGCTGATTCAATAAACGTGGATTGTACGTCTGAACCTGCCATATTATTCTCCTTTATAAAAGCGGTAGGGGTTTCCCCCTACCTTAATTATTAACTTGCTACATCATAACCAGTAATTGTAATCAGCAATCTACCTGCGGTATATGCCGCGTGGCCTGTTCCCTGACCTACAAGATACAAATATTGATCTGCCGCAATATCACCACCAGCAGTTAATGTTCCTGCCGCTTGCGTTCCACCATTGATAACTTGAGTTTCTGTTAAATCTCCAATAGCGGTGTCATTAACGCCTGTGCCTTCAGTAGCTGAGTACAAGTCAATATCAGCACCACCACCAGCGGGGGCTTCTACACATTGCATGGTTACACCAAATACTGTGCCTGTGTTAGCAGTAGTAACCTGCCCAATGTAAGCAACACCATCACCATCTTTACCAATAATGTCACCTGCGGTTCCACCATCTCTAAGACCTGTTAAATCAATCATTATAGTTGTTTTTACGATATTCACATTTGTAGTGGTATCACTTTTAAAACGCTCAACTTGTGTTACATACACTGCGGCAGTGCCTTCTATTCCTGCCCCTGTTGCAGCTTCAACAGCCATTTTATTACCACTGGTAATTGTGATAGCACCTGTTGTTGCATTTTTTGTTACGGTTTCAAAACCATTTTCCGAACGGACTGGGCCGTTGAATGTTGTATTAGCCATATCAATCTCCTTGTCTTGGCAAATGTCAGCCGCACCATGCGACTGTCAAGGTGGCTACAGATTACATCAATTAAAAAGAAAAAGAAAGGGTCAAGCGTTAATACTTGACCCTTCCCTCATTTATTTGTCGCAGTCGCAGTTTTTAGCTTCTTCTGCAAGAATAAGTCCTAAGATGGCACTAGCAACACCGATGAACATTAATTCACCCATGCCTGTGATCATCCCAACACCTATAACCCCAACACCAATCGCAGCATAGCTAGATGGTTCAGTAAGTCTTTTGGCGACCCAATTTACAATTTTCATAGTCAGTCTCCTTTCATAAATGAAAAGAGGGCGACTGATTAAGCCGCCCTCTCTATTCTCTTCATAGTTCCGATTACGCTCCTGGCGAACCGAATACACAACGTGGATCAGAGAATCCGAAGCTGTAACGCTCCCGAGCCTTGTATCTCATGTTGCCTGTATCGAAGTCGGCCTCCATGTTTGTAGCCATTGGAGTACGTTCGAAATGGATAAACCCTCTAGGAGCATCTGTTTTAACCCACCACGCATCTGGATCACTTAGGAAGTCATTGACAGCATAACCGTCAGGAACCATTCCCATTGATTTGATTGCGTTAGTGTCGTTATCCGCAGTGCCAACCCGAAGATTAGATACCATGATACGTTCTGCGATGAACTGAAGTTGACGTGGTAGAATTAACTTCATACCGCGAAGAGCAACTTTCATCCCACGCTCATCCACATAGCCAGCGATACTGATCAACGCATCTTCCAAAGAAGTTTCGTTTAAATCAGATGCAACCGCTGGTGTGTTTGATAGTGTCCCACCGTTTGTAAGAGGGTGTGCAGTTGAACAAAGTGCAACTCCATCTCCTCCAGCAGAAGCTCCACCAGTGAACGCATTGTTCAATATAGCAGCAGCTTTAACTTGCTTTGTGTGGGCCATTGATCTCGCAAGAGCACGGGTGTATCGGCTTCCGAGACGATCATAAAGATTGTCCTCGATAGCTTCTTCCGTGATTGAGAAAGCCAATGCTATTGTTTCGTTGTTGTAACGAGCAGTGAATGCTTCGTTAGCATCATCGAAGTTTACAGCGGAACCTTCCGATTTATTCGGAGCAGCACCAAATCCAGAAAGCATTACTTCCTCTTCAAACGCTCTGTCTGAAGACTCAGTAGTATAGATTTCTGCATGCTGATTTTCGTACCTGTCGTACTCCATGCCAAACAAGGCATTGAGACCAGGCTCTAGCTCTTTTGCTAGTTGTGCGCGTGATATAGCCATATCCTAATCTCCTTATACGCCAGTTGTAGAAACAGTAGCCGCAGCAATGGAGCCAGTTGGCGCATTGAAGTGGTTGTTGATTCTAACGATTAGTGGGATACCAGCAGCAGTGAAGTCAGAGTTCTCAGGATCTTCTTGGATCCCCATGATTCTCAACGCCAATGTGTTGGTGGTTGCAACTGTATTCAAATCCGCTGATGCAGAAGATATACCAGTAGTAGTAGAACCACTGTTACCTGTTGCAAAAGCAATATTTGCGAATACAGATGTACGAACTTCCGCTTCTGTGTTCTGACCCGCAACAACATTAGATGTAGCGATTACGAACAATTGATTTGGATCATCGTACAAGAAGGCTTTGACAGGATAATTAGAATCCGCGCCAGAACCGGGCCAATAGTTTGACCATACTGTTTCTCCAGTAGTAGATGAGACATACTCACAACCGCCGAAAACACCAACTATAGAGACGTTACCACCAGCCGCAGCTTGTAGATCGTCAATAACACCAGCCGCTAACGGAATAACCGCCATGCCCTGATATATAGGGTTAGAGTTGTCAGAGGCAATGCGATACTCAGTCATCCCAGTGGAGTTGGTCGATTGACCAATTTTTCCTATCGGTCTAAGACCGAAGGACCCATTTGAATTTGCCATTATAGCACCTCATTAATTATTCGGTTGAGGTTTTTCCTCGTCCGAAGGTTACACGACTTTGCCTGTTCTGATGAATAGGCATCAAAGGATTTTGTTCCTTCATTAAATCCTGATCGACTGCCGCCATTGCTTCGCGGGTTCGGGTCCCGTAATACTCGTTTCTTTCATTGGCTGTCTCGATAGGTATGCGACACAACATCAAGCCACCGTTACCAATAACTCCTGCATATTTACCATCTTCAATGGTTGGAGCTTCGTAACCTGGATGTTCATCAGCGCGGACGGGTTCCCATCCTTCACGAAGTTTGGTATGAACATTTGTCTTGTCATCCTCTCCTCGCATTGCTGTTCGTATCCAACGATGCACATAACCCGCTGGGGGTTCTGGGGCATGTAAGCGACTGGGTGGTGCCCAGGGTTTTCTGCGCGTTTCTTTTTCTCGCGTTTGAGTTGATCGTGGTGCTCTTGTATCTGCCATTTTGTTTCCTTCTAGTTGTTAGCTTTTTCGCTAGTTTTCAAAAATTCCTTTGCATATCTATCCAGAGGAACATTTAGCTTTTTTGCCATAGCAACTTGTGACGGCGAGAGCTTCACGGTCCTGCGCCCCGATTTGACATTGCGAGATGCGGAGGATCCAGCGGGTGCGACCTGGTTTCCCCCTCCCGTTTTCTTAGGTTGAGCGTCTGAAAACTTTTCTGGGAAGTATTCCCTAAGTTGACGATCTACCGCATTATAGTACTCATCGCTTCCT